GGGGACAGGAACTTGGGGGGGAAGCTGTTGGGGAGGATTCCGCTGCTGGTGAGTGTTTTGGGTCCGCCACGCTTTGCCTTTTCCGCCCGCAACTGCCGGTTGTGGAGGTTGCGGTAGGCTTGGGTTATGTGGGCGGCGGTTTTCTCTCCAACTACTTTTGCCAGGTCCGGGGAGGGGAGGGTTGATCTTCGGAGCCATTCCGTCCACGGTTGGATTTGTGGGTTGAGGACGCGTGTCTCGAGCGACCGACGGGCGTTTTCCTCGTTGTTTAGAGGGAAGAATACCGGGATCGTTGTTAGCGGGTCCATCGCCGCCCAGCTGGGCGGCGCTTGATGGAAAGGGCCGAAGACTTGGATCTACTTGGGTTATTTGGGAAGAGACGGTGGGTTGGAAGGCGGTGAAGCTGGGCGCGGGTCTCTTAGCAAACGGGACCTTAACATCTCGTCTTGCGCGGTTTTTGTACCGGAAGATGAAGGTGGGTAACGAGATGTAGATCGACCATATCGCGACAGGTCTTAGGTATCGCGGTAGGTGTTTGCATGCGTCCAGCAACCTGGTTTTTATGTCGACTGTGGAGTAGTAATCCCTGTCCAGTGTGTCCAAACACGAGACTAACTTGATTAACAAGTCTAAGGGTACAGCGACGGAGTAGCGAGATACGGCAGCGTTCACTATGGTGTGAATGTGAACTTCCCGAGCAACGGGGTCACTCCTCTGAATCAACCGGAGTTTTAAGAGGCACGCACTGATGAACAGATACACGACCTCGTAGGTGATCAAGGGTGATTTTAGCTGCCATACCTCGGAACCAGGCACGACTTCGAAGACGTCGTCCAAGGAGTGAAGCTTGATGGACGACGAAAGGGTGGGGATGGAAGATCTCAGCTCAGGCCACTCGTGCGAACCCACTGCTGCTCCTCGCAGCGGGTACAAGATGTAGAGGGAGGTGGCCATCGCGGTGTTGCTGGCGACTCTCTTATAGTAGCAGGCGTGTTTGTCGCCGACTATGATCCCTTGGTCTTTCCAGAGATAATAAGAGTGCTCGTAGGTAGTTCCGCCGGTTGTCCTCATTGTCATGTCTGATCCGTTGACGCAGAGTTCGCCTTCCCTAATCAGCTGAGAGTTCTTGTCAGCAGGATCAAGGTGAAAATCGAACTTACGATTGACTGGGTCGTGTTCGAGTACCAGCCCCACCTTCGTGGAGCCGATTTTGGCGAGTTCATCTACTGACAGGTGATTTGCCGAGTAGACAGACATACATGAGTTAGCATTTTTAGTGCAATCGCGGAAGTAATGGAGCCCGATGTCATTGGTGGTGTTGTGACAGCGGTCGAGTCGCTCGCGGTCGGCTGTGGACTCCCCCGGTATGCAGATGTGAACAGAGTTACCGAAATTGGCGTGTCTTTTGAGGGACCCGCCGACGTCAGTTATCTGTCCGCCTAAGCTTAGGAGGAAGCCTCGCATCGTAGCCTCACATGATTTACGAAATTTGGCCAGGTTCTTATGGCCAGCGTTGGTGGGCGCAACTAATGTGAACACTAGTGCGTCTTTCAGTGCAGAAATGTACTGATCGATTTTCGTAACGTCTTCCGTCTTCCCGTAAAAATACGGGACTGGCTGCACATACTGTTGGATGATCCGGTAAATGGACCAGAACGAGCTGAGCAGGAGGTAGACTATGAGGATGACGAGGGCCGATAGCGATATAAGGGCTGAGATGTAGAAGAAAAGTGCAAAGGCGGAAGTGGCGCTCGCGTAGTACGACA